GAACCTTCAATAGAATTTTCAAATACTTTAATGTCAGAAAAATCTTTTCCGCTAAATCTTAAATCAGGGATATTACTCCTAGAAAGGGTAATATCAGTATTATAAGTTGTATTTCTTAATGTAGCACTTTCAGCGCTGCCATAATTAAGTGATGCCCAACTATCCGTCCAAGAAACACTGGAATCTATAGTTGGAGAAGCCCATGAAAATGTTACACCGCTAGATGTCACTACGTCAGAAACATGACTTGCATCCTTAAATTGACAATACACGTGTTGTTTTCCAGATTGATCTATGAGAGTACCACTCACTTCAGCCTGAAATGCTTGCCATGAAGCAGCACCTGAAGTAGTTACACCATCAATATTCCACAACTTATAATGAGTAGGTGTCCAACCAGCAGGGCCAGATAAAGAAATATCTACATCTAAACCATCTACAATCTGATCCCCATCATAATTATTCAATTGGATAGCCAGAGGTGTTAAATAACCAGTATCATAGGTTATGTTGAAATAATTACCCATATCGGTCTTACCTCCTGTTGTTTTTTTATTGGAATATTAATACTACAAGCAAAGTATCGAATTTGTAATGAGGGGCCAAAAAAGGCCCCTCTAATCGACAATTAAAACTATTACTGTCTTACTAGATAAGTAATATTTCTTCCAGCTTGTATATCAAAATGGAATGTAATACCAGAAGCTGTAGTTTCATCATAATCTCTAGCATCTCCTACTGATGGATCGGCTGCTAACAACTGACCACCTACATAAACGTCCATATTACTACCTTCACGACCTGCTGTACTATCAGGTGTATAGGTAATACTATATGGAAGTGCATGTACTGTTTCAGCACTAAATCCTGAAGAAACTGATTCTACATATTTATCTGCAACACCAGCTGCTACACTTTCCTCTACATCTTTAAGTGCCATATCTAACTTATTTAAAGCATCAGCAACTGTATCGTCATCTGCGATATAATTGTCTTCTGTAAATGTCATGTCATCAATCACATCATTCAATGTGTTGATAGCTGCTTCTAAATCACTTGGGTTACCACTAAGTGGATAATTCGCACTTGTGTTGGTCCAAGTTGGTGAAGTCAAATCATCAGCAGCACCTGTAAATGACCATAGATTTGAAATATCTTCTACTAATTCTACATCACCTTCCCAAGAACTAATAAAATCCGTACGGAGCCATTCCCATTCTGCCACATTATTCATAACCTTTCTATGTGGAAATACAAATTTAACTGATGTAGGATCACTACCAGTAAATGTATACGGTGTCTGAGCAGCGCCAACATAAAACTTAAAGAAAACATCTGTGCCAGTTCCTGTTCCACTATTATCAGCACCATCTTCCATTAAAGCATAAACTGTGTTTCCAGAACCATCTTCAAATTCTTGATCATTATCCATATCGAGAACATCGACACGACAAACATTCATGCTACCGCCCTCATCATGATAAGAACCAGTACTTGCATAGATTGGCAAACCCTGTCTATCTGCATCTGTAGCGTATCTGGTAGTTACATTAGTAGTCAAAATACCAGTAGTACCAGAAGCAGTCGTATGGCCCGAACCAGAATTGTCTTCTGTAACAGCAATAAGAACTGTCTTAGAATCAAGAGTATTACCCTTAATGTTAGACATACTCATTTGCTTGTTAGCAGCATCTCCAGCATCAGTATCTGAAGGATCAAAATATTTCCCCAAATCATCATACCAATTAGTTGAACCCTTAGTTTGCTTCATAAGAGAACGTACCACATTCATATCATCCTCTAAAGAACCAGACACTGTAGGTTCTGCAACAGCTGATGTGTTCATATTAACAACAGCATCATCATAAGTTGCTGAACGTCTAATTTGTTCTAACTGTCTTAACAAACTTCTAGCCATTTTAATTTACCCCCTTGTATTTTTTAAGGTTTTTTTATCTAGATATCTGTAATTCTTGAATCCTCTTCCTAAGCATATTACAAAGAGTATCCTTTCCCGAAAGCTGACTTGCTTGTTGAAGAGAATATTTCAATAAATTTAAATCCATAATATTCGGTAAAATCTCTCTACCGTTCCTAACTGATAGACCTGAAACGTCATTTACAGTCATTTCCTTTACAGTAACCTGTAACTCATCGTCTCCCATTTCGGGGCCTTGTTCCAATATCTCTTCCTCTTCCTTCTCTACTATTTTATCTTCATCGCCCTGCTTTTCCTTTAACTGCCCATCTTCGCCTTCAAAAACTATTTCCCATACCTCTTTGTCCCTCAATTTAATCTTCCTGAGCCAGTTAATAAATTCTTCACCCTCTGCTAAGTCGTGTTTTTCACCGTACTGCTCATAAAGACTAGAAAGAGAAATCTTTTCCCCTGGGCCCACTGCCCTTTTCATAGCGTGTGTCCATGTAAATGTTTTGTTCTTAACATACCCATTCATAATTATACCCTCCTTTTCCTTTTATAATATAATATGGACTGTATTAAAATTAGTCCTTTTCCTATCAAACGTAAAACAGCCCTCTATCTATACAGAGGTTAGTTTATTACAGACACTGAGGCCTGCTCGTCAGTTTATGGTAAACATAATAGTTCACCACTGTTATCTCATGATTTACCTATAACAAACCTTAAATACAATTATAGTACCCCACGCACAAAGGCGTAGGATACTATAAATTTAATACTCAATAAATAAATGCAATATTATAGAGATCTATCAATAATACCCATTCCTAGCATTCTTGAATCCAAGCAAGCAAAACCAAGTTCGGCCCATCCAAAGAAACCAGCCTTTTGAACTCTGAGTAATGTTGGATCTTCATGCGCTTCGTACTCCTTACGGATAGGCATTACGAGAGAATCATTAACACTAAGATCAAAACCCAGTACCTGAGTTTCGCCTAGAGTGCTAATTGTGCCATCTGCACTAGTAACATTAGGGTTGTCCAACTGATAACTGTTGTACTGTTCACTGCCATCAGCTATAAACTTACCATAAGAAGAACTGTTACCATTGATATTGTAAAGACCGGTGGCTCCGAGATGCTGTACTTCATGGAGTCCTACGTTCCAAAGGGAGCCCATACCAGCGGCCTGAAAAATCTCTCTTCGTGTTACAGGATCAATATCAGTATCTGTCCATTCTCTAATATCAGCAGCGTCTTCAGGACTAATATACAAATCAGTCAAAGTTCTTCCAATTCGCTTAAAACCAACAATCATCTTGTTGATAAGCTCTTTTGAAAGATAGCCTGCTCCAGTGGAACCAGGTAAAATCTCATAAATAGGAGCTGGACGTGGACCTAAAAGACCTTTGCCAGAAAATGAGGATGTTGCTGAAGGCATAATAACCCTCCATCCACACTCTTCTTCGTAATTGGCTAGATCTTTTGCTACTCTTGTTGCGGCTCTCTGTGCAATGTCCACACGAGAATCTCTAGCATATGTAATCTTCCAATCTGCAGATGAATTAATAGAAAAAGTTGGTACGAAAACTTCTTCACCAATTCCTTCTATAAAATTTTGGGCCATATACCCAAGACCGGGCAAAACCCACACTGGAATCTCAAAATCTTCACTTACAGGATAAACAGCTTGTGCTCCCGGCGAAAGTCGTTCTACCGCGAACAACTTTCTCATAATTGATTCCAGTTCAATCTTCTGCAGAATTGGAGTAGTAAGTGCCGCCGCAAATGCTCTGTAGGCAGCGAGGCCTTCAGGTGTATTGATTTCAGCGGTCGCTTTAAATAGTTCTTGCATTTCTTTTCTATCCATATCTACTCTTCCTCCTTGGAATTATAATTACGGAGATACATAAAAATCAGTATCTTAATCCGTTTAGTTCATTTTTTTTTAAATAATAAGCTTTACCCTTATAGGATAAAGTGTGGTGTTGTCAATATTAGCCTGACACTTAGCTATGCTGGCGCCTTTAACAACTCTAGCAACAACAACTGTACTACAACGGTCGCCCATTAGCACATCATTGGCTCCATCAGAAGTAACACCACTTCTGGTCAACTTAGCATTATCAGCAGCTGGGTAAAGTGGGTCACCAGGGGACATTTTAGTCTGTACATCTCCAGCTGGGTTATCACGATCACATGTATAATGGACTGTGTCCCAAATACCCAAATGTGCAACACCAACAGGCACTGATTTATGGCCTGTAATATCACCACCAGCATTGTAATATGCTTGAGCAATAACATCACTAGAACCAAGGTCACCGGGCATATAGTATCCAGTAGGATGTACCTGGTGATAACCAGTTTTTACTTTTTGTTGCAATAACCCAAACGGAGTCTCGCCACTATCACCATGGGCAAATTTCTTGACCATAGGCTCTTCGTTAGCAGCACTAGAATCCAAGTAAACTACTGAACCTGCATAAGCAATTACTCCACCTACGCCTGCAGAACCAAAACTAGTATTCTCAGCGTAACTACAAAATTGATTTTCTACAACAGGATGTCTTGGAATAAACATATCCTTTCTTCCTCCTTTAAAATTTCATTATTTATCAGACTTAGTCATACTTTCAGCCATAGCCTTACCTAACTCAGCATACTTAATAGCCATCTCTTGACCAATCGGTCTGTAATCTATATTCAAAGCAGCAAAAACTGCTTTTCCGTGATCTATATTAGCAGCAATACTAACATCTGCATTATCACCAGAAGATCCTTCTTCATTACCTTCTACACTTTCATCTTCAGATGTATTTTCATTGGTGTCCTCTGTTTCTGTATCAGTTTCTTTATCTGAACCAGTTTCGCCTTCTTCTAGCTCTTCCTTTTTTTCTGATACTTCTTCAGTTTCTCCCTCAGACGCTCCCTCTGTAGCTGCTATAGCTAATTCATCCATAACAGCCTGCCTTACAGATATAAGCTCGTCTTTATATGCTGTAAATTCATCATCGGACATCTCTCTAACTTTAGCAATCTGGTTAGTTTTGGCTTCTTCATTCTTATGAATAACACCAGCTTCTTCCAAACCAACCATTCTAACATCAGCAGTTATGTCTTTCTTCATCTCTTCTATCTCTGATTCTTTATCAGAAAGCTGTGTTTTTATAGTCTCTATTTCTTCCTTCGCCGCCTCAAGCTCGGATTCAATAGTAGAAATTTTATCAGTATTTTCAGAAAACTTAGATTCTAGTTCATCGGCTTCTGTGGTTTTTTCTTCCAAAGAGTTCGTAAGGTCTTCGATAGTTACAGCAGCCTTTTGAAGAGCATCTTCAGTTTTTCTTCTCATTTCAGCCTCTTCTTTTTCAGAAAAGATAGAAGCTACATGCGCTTCAATATCCTTTTTAAACTTTTCATCCATAGAAGTAATACCTCCTTATAAAATTTAATAAAACAAAATACTTAAAACAATACCAACCTAATTTAATATTCAAAAAATCCGTTTCCTGTACCAAAGCTATCTATCCTAGCTTTATGGATAACTCGGCGTTACACCTCTATTTCCTCTACAATAAATATTTTCAATATCAGGGTCAACACCTACCATGAATTTGACATCGAAATCAACATCATCACTAACACTAGCTGAGGATTTAATAAGAATCCTATTATCAGTAGTATCCTTCTCAACCCACCACCTAGATCCGACATCAGACATGGGGCTAGCCGTAACATTTCCATGATCAGCTAACTCACTACCATGAAATTTGATACCACTAGCAATAACTAGTTCCTGGGTACCAGAAGCCAAAGTAAATGAATCACTCCACAGAAAAGGAACGGCATGGTTATTGCCAAGATTTTTATAGATTATTTTGAGATTATCATCCCCATTAATCCTACAAATCTTAGGTATACTTTTTCGCGCACCAGAAAGTGCCTGTGGCATAACCTTTACCTCCTTTTTAGATATTTAGTTGCTTTGCACAAAGTGGTGCGTAACTTGTTTACCAGCACTTCTCTTTTGTCTTTGTCTTCTTTAGATTTTAGAAGTTTTTTGGCGTACGACTTTGCCACCTTAGATACATAAACAACATTGTCCTTCTTATTTTTTAAACAGTTTGGGTCTGTCACATCTCTAGAAAAAGACGAACACTTATCCTCATAAAGAGTACACCAATCCTCATGTAAAATCTCTGTATCAGGTCCTTTTTCGCCATGACCATAAACCCATCTTTTGTAACTTACACATATGCCTACTGTATCATCACGTGTAATTTCTGCTTCCTCCTTATTATCTTCTATACTTACTTGTATAACATTATTATCCTCGTCTAGGTTGAACATTATAACAGAATCATCAACCTTGATTTTTCTAGATTTTGCTGTTTCCATAATAATAGAATCTGGATTTGCAGGATTTTTAACAATCCCACAACCTGAAAACATCAAACCCCTTAAAACTCTTGTAAGTCGTCCAGAAGCAATCTCCTTTCCTTTCTTAAACACTTTTGATATACACCCAAAAATACTAGACTCATCCGACAAACCTAGAGACTCAGCCTCTTTGCGGCTCAGAATTAAATCACCAACTTTTACATCATAATCCTGATAGTATGCTTCCATGCTAACTTTCCAATTATTATCAGATACTTCCTTTGCTATATTAGGAAATCTTGACTTATAAAGAATACCGGCTATAGCAACATGTATTTCTTGTTTATCCAACGAAGCTGCTTCCTTTGATGCCAATTCTTTAATATCTAAAGAGTTTCCTTCTTTATCCATAAAAGCACGTTCGTATATATGCCCTATTATTTTGTCTTCCTCATGCTCTACATCCAAAGCCTTATTAACTATAGTTCCTTCTGACTTCACTAACTCTGAAGGAAGGAAAAAAGCGTGGTTTAAATTTTCACCAGAAGATACAAAAATAGCTGAAAAATATAATAAATCTGGTTGTTTATCTTTATCACCTGGCAAATCAATTATTTTTGCTGCCTTCTCTTTTCGTGCATTAGTTTCCTTTTGTATCTTTATATCAGCTTCCAAATACATCTTTTTTTCTTTATTCTTACCCACTTTAGACCCTCCTCAAAACAATATAAAAAAATAATAGTACCTCACTTATACTGAGGTTAGTTAATTCATTTTAATTTCTTACTTCTGTCATGTGTCTCAATAATTCCAGAAACTCGCCATCAGTCAAATCTTTAACCTGATCATCAAACGAAACATTTGCTGTTTTTTTCTGTGGTGTTTTAGTTTTAGTTTTTATTTGTTTATCAGGCGGTGCTATATTCTTCTTAGTAGCAGGTTGTCCTGTAGGTCTTCCCTTAGAAGGACTACCTATAGGTGCCTTTTGTACTGATTGCGCTTTAGACTGCTGCCACGGAGAACCAACAATACCAAACGTACCGTCCTTTACAATGTCAAATTCCTCTTCCATATTTCTCAGCTCGTTTGGGTAATCAAACCCAAGTTCCTCAAGAGAAGTTCTATAACTAAGCATTCTCCTATCAACCAAACTAGCCAATGTGGACATATATAAGATAGCGTCCTTAAGAACACCGTCGTCCCATCTAATCTTAGGAAATCTGTCAAACCCCATAACTTCAGCTATTTGACGATACTCATTATACACCCACCTGGTAACTTGATTTCTCGCATAATGGATTTCTTCCATAATACCCTTTACCATCAATTGCGCTTCCGCTGCTTGTGTATTAGATGTACCATCAATAAACGCTCTAGACACAGCAAGACCCCCTGAAATATCCTCATTAACCTGCTCATACTTTTCTTTACCAAGAATTGCTTCGATCTCAGGAGATACTATCTTTTCTACTTTTAAAGTATGATTCCATACAACATCAAAACTTTTTGATGGTGTATTAAACAATTGAGCTACAGCCTCCAACTCTGCCTGTGTTGTTACAGGATATTCATCAGAACCAATTGTTATTTTTAATATATAATTTGAAATACCATCCAATGTACTAAGATCTGCCTGACGCAAAGAGGTCTTGTAGTCTATTGAATCAAATACTCTAGTCATCCTTGGTTTAGCATATCTTTCATATGGTTGTTTTCTATATGTAATTGTTCCTACCAGTCTTGAATCCAGTTCTATTGAACCACCGCCCTGAACAGTTCTTTTAAAATCTGCAGGAAGTATTTTTATTAAATTTTTTTCATCCTCGTTCAATTCTGACTGTGTTTTATTAAGCATCTGTCTCAATTCTGGAGGTGCATCAAGTGTGATCTTTTGTTGATCGAACAACAAACTACCTTCAACAGTAACCAGCGATGGGTTTAATACTGTATAAGCAATTGGAAGGTGCCCTTTAGACCAAATCTTTTTCTTGGCCGCAAACTCTTCGTCGCTTTCTCTACCTGTGGTCTTTTTAGTCTTAAGCTTTTGACCTGGTATAGGTGAAAGATAAGACACCCTAGGCTCATATTTAGCTATTGCTTTATAAGTAGTAACATGACCAACTTTAAAGAAATCTAGAAAAATCCATTCCAATACTTCTTTAAAATTAACATCAAAAGACCATAAATCATAAAAACCCTTTATCTTTTCATCATCTATATCATGTTCGAATCCTTTTTGTGCTAAATTTGCCAAAAGATTAGTAACAGTACCAACCAAAGGGTCTGTGTAATAATATTTTATAGCTCGTTTAAAAGAATCTTTATAATCCTCACTATAAGGATCTTTCTTTATAAGATCCAACACTTGTCTATCAATCGGATCTCTAGTAATTGTAGTAGCCTTCTCTAAAGGAAGAAAAGCCAATGACTTTTCTGTTGGCTCTATATAAAAAGTCGCCTTACCAGACACATCATCCACCTCTATCGAGCGAATACCTACATCTGGGTACTTATCCCTTAATCCCGCCGTTACTTTATCAATGGTATCTTTTTTCATTCAATACTCCTTTTTTTATCGTTATCCCTTCATAAATGATTTAAAATCAGTGAACTTTCTCAGACCATAACTTACTGCTATTGTTGCATAGAATGCATACTGCCAATAATCAGGGAGAGATTCATCCATGGCCACAAAACCTTGTCTAACTAACTCCGCACCGCCTGGAAAGAAACACATCACCATAGGTGTTAGTACAACGAACATCATTATTTCATCTTTGATTCCTGTCTGCTGTAAAGCTGTGTTCTCCCACCTAATATCAGCATCTTGTCCTTTCTCAAGCATTCGTATCTTAGCATCAACAGATGCCTTGGCTATCGCCATTTCATTTTCCTGCTTAAGTAGTTTTTTCTTTTGCCAATTTGAAACTATACTTGTTATTGGACTAATAAGTGCAGCTAATATTTGTAACATAATACAACACCTCCATAAAATAATCCTCTATAAATAAAGAGGTTAGTTTATTACTTATCTTCTTTTCTTGAGAGGTTTAAGCAAAGCCGCTTGCATCGGATCACTAAAACCCATACCACTTTTTTTATTTTCAGACGCAAACCTTGAGCCAGGCTCGTGGACCCTAACCAAACCTGTATTACACATACTAGGCTGGTCATCACCAGTCATATACTTCTCAAACTCCCTAATACCCTGAGCAGCTAGAATAATAGCCGAATAGAGATCCTTATTTTGACCTCGTTTAGGTGTGTCAAAATGAAGTAAACCGCGTGCTGTCTGCGTAACAACTATATTTAACATCTGAGATTTCAAACTATTCACCCTCTCATAAGCTACAGCCTCTAAATCCAAACTAGAAACAGGTGGTTCAGGAAATCTAAGAGTTTTATTTTCTAACAACGCTTTAGTGGTAAAATTAGCATCAGAAATCCACGCCGGCGTAAAATTAACCATTTCCAAAATGTGCCTACCGTCTTTCAACTCACTATCTTTATCTGTTATATTTATAATTGGTTCTTGGTTATCATACCCTTCTTCAAGCAAATCCATGACAGCTTTTCCACCGCCGCCCTTGTCCATAAAGATACGTACTACATTATAATCAGAACACAACCTCTGTACATGTCTTGTTAAATCTTGTGTTGTGTTTTTCTTTAATTCTAAAACGCTGACAATTTTATTTATTTGACCCAATTTTATAACCACAATACCACAACTTGCATTTCCACCTTGATTTGGATCCACCCCAACTATATATTGTGAACCTACTTTACCTTTTAGTTCAAGACTAAACCCGCTATCATCCGTACAACTATCTAACAAAGAGGCCTTAAAAAATCCTTCTGAATCAGATATCATTACAGCTTCATACTCCATGCGGAATTCTGCATTTGACATAATACGTTTTGCTTCATTAATATTGTTTAAATCTAAAAAACCTGGCGGGAAATCCCAATAAGGTACTTGATGCACAACATACGGAGATTTATCACACTTCTCATCCATCTGGGCCCAATAATCCTTCATTCTTCTCCACATATGATTAAACTTATAATAACCAGAAGATGTCATCATTAGCTTGTTAACAGTTTCTTCTTGAAAATCATCTATAGTAGCGAGTCCTTGTTCTATTAATCTTTTCTGTTGCTCTATCCTTCTAACATTCTCCATTGGTTCAAGTGTAGTAGCACCAAACGGTCTAATTACAAGATCAAGTATCTTGTCAGGTATTTGAGCTAACTCATCTAGACATATTAAATAAAAACGAGAACCACGAATTTTAGAACCATCTACACCCAAAGGCAACGCCTCTATAAACGAACCATTAACACTACCAGAAGACTTAAACTTCAAGTAAGCGGTATCTGATCCTCTAGTAGGTTTTTTTTCGCAGGCCTCCCTAAGAAGCGATGATTTAGAATAAAGCTTTTCAACCTCCGAAAAAATCATTTTTGAATTATGATTTATAAAACCATTTGCCCAATAGCAATGTTCATTTTCTACTTCAGCATCTATAGTAGGTGCTGAAAAGTATTTTGAATCTACCATCTTGACAAAATACAAACCTTGGTCTAAATAAGATTTGCATTTGTAATTAGCACTCATTACTAATTCGTTTGTAATCCCTATAGATCCGGACAAGCTTGCGTCTCTAGTAAAATATATATTTAAATAATTAGTAAGTTTAATATTTTTCCTTTCACACCTAAACCCAATAATATTATTAAACCTAGTCAAAAATGTTTGACCTGTTATTATTATCTTATAAGCTTCCGAACACTTTAATGGTTTATTACCTTGTGATAATTTTTTAATACACTCTTTATTGCTTATACATAAATTAGAAACAATTCCTAAATTTAACAATACAGAATGAATTTCTCTAACAAGTTGTAAAGACGAAGTATTAAAAGTTACCTCACAATGAGTATAACCATGTTTATGACTTTGTATATAAACACAACCATCAGTGTCATAAAGACCTTGCAAGAAAGCTATAAAATTTTCTCTAGATGATTTCTTAATCACGACTGGAATTTTCTTATCTAAAGATGTAGTTTTAGTAAAACCACACTTCAGCAAATACTGAATTAGTTTTTTGCAAAAATATTGAATTTGACAAGTGTTATTTTTTCTATTACCGCTTCTTATTTTTTCATCTTTATCTATCAAAAAATATTTTCTTAGGTAATTCTCAAAAGAGTCAAGTAAATCTTGATCATCATTTACAAAATCTACATACTGTTTTCTTTTATCTTTACTTATAGAAACACAACCACCACCTACTACCAAACCCATCCAATACGATAAATTTGAATCTAATTCTGTAGGTATTTCACAGTCCTTAGTTCTCCAATCACCTTCAAATTCATCAAATCTAGGCATAGAATTATTATTACCAAAATAATTAAATCCTGTTTTTATTACTAAATAATCATTATATTTAATATCTTGTAGATCCTTAAATACCAAATCTAATTCGTCATCAAGAACCAAAATACCATGATCTGTTGTACCAGCCAATTCAAAACCTTTAGTAGTTTTTATATATCTACAAGCACGATCTGGATTTTTCCATTTACTTAAAATAGTATTTTGTGTTTCTAGAGATTGTGTTTCTGTTATCCCTTCTTGTATTGAATCATAAAAATTTTCTGCCGTAGTATGTAAACCACTAGAAGTCCAAAAGGTATCATAGCTATTTGATTTAATTGTAAAACTTTGTCTAAAAACTGGCCCAATTAGGCCTACACGATATCCAGGATAAAGTAAACAACTTAAACAAGATAACACACCCAGAAGATATGTATTATGATTAATAAAACCATTACAAAAATAATTTGGTTCCACGTCATCAGAACCCATGTCCATCTCAAAATCATAACAATCTCCTGACCACTCTTCAATAATTTTTACCACATCAAAATAGTAATTAGTATTAGATATTAATTTAAGTTTTGACAGCGTCTTTAAATCTGAGCCTGAAAACTCATACCCAAGCTCAACTATCCGATACATATCATCTACAAATTCATTTAATCTTTCATAAGTATATTCCTTAAAATTCTTACCACTATTAATTGTTCTTGATAGTTTTGGCAATCCTTGACTCTTAAAAGTTCCGCCGTTGGTATTTTTATAATTAACATAAAGATTATAACAAATATCAATTAATCCTGGTATTGTGTCTATATTTGGATTTAAAGTTTTTGATTTCAAATAATTATGTACACTATCTTGTTTTCGCGTTAAACCAAAATTTATATTTTTATAAAAAATTTCTATATTACACGAAGTTATCTTAAGCAAATACACTTTACCAAATTTAGATTTAGTTTTCTTCTTTATCAGCTTACTAACCACGCCAAAACCTAACAACATTATTTGTATTTCTTTCATTAGTTTTTTAGATACAGAGCAACACGACACGTCTTTACCATCAAAACCTCCGGCACAATCAAAATACCCCTTCAAAAAATTTAATTGTGCTTCTTTATTTGCAGTTCTTATACTATATGGAACTTCTTTATTATACGACAAACCCCGTTTAATTTTATATTTATCAAAAAACCATGCAAAACGTTTGAAATAAAAACTATAAAAAAATTGACGTCTTTTATCTTTATCAGACATATAAGATATATTATGTTTTTCGCAATAATTAGTACAAAAATTTAAAATTTCATCATCAGCTGAGCTTATACTCTGAAAATTATATTTACCATCTATTAAATCATCACCTATAAACAAACCAATTAAATAGGCGTCTTCTTTTGGTATATCATTATTACCAAATACATTCTGACCTCGTTGAATACAAACCCTATCACCTTGTTTAAAATCACGTAATTGTTTATAACAAAAGTTTGCATTTTCATCCAACACAAGCAGCGGGTGATGGTAACTACCTTTGTGCTCGAAGCCGTAATTTGTTGTTAGTTTTAATCCTGCTATATTTTTTTCTAATGATATTTCTTTTGTAGGCCTAAACCCTTCAGATGTGTAAAGACTAGAATCACATTCTATCTCCAATGTTTCACCAGATCTTAAGAAACTCGGAATCTCTGGAAATTGTTCATATAAATAACATAAACCCTTATTTTTAATAAAAGATAAACTATCTACTGCTGCGCTTTTCCCACCGCCTCTTGAGATGATTGTAATAGAATAATTCTTAAACCACATATCCTCAAACACCACTCTCTGTATGGGAGCAAGATCAACATTTAATAAATCATAAGCAGCTATACAAGGATTTTTGATGTAATAATCTATCATCTGTTTTCCCAAAGAATAAACTTCTTCTATATTTCTTTTTCCTAATTTCAATTACCTACTCCCCCTCTGATTCCACATCATACCTATTACCTGTATAATCTTTTCTACTATCTAATATTTCTTTTTCTTGTTGTTTCAACTTTTCAACTTTTTCTTTTAACACTTTTTGTTTGTCTTTATTAAAAGCCACAGCTAGATCTACAATAGAAAAACCTTTAAACTCATTAGGATTTATTCTATCTCTTCTGCGCGAAAATAAATTTTCTTTAATTTTCTCATTCTGCTTTCTTATCTTTTCTATAGCTGCAGAAGCATCCAACTGCTTATCTACATTACCCTTAGCACTTTTTAGTAGACGTATCTCCAACACCCTATTCATAGCCATAGACATTATGTCATCCATATCACTTGAAGTAAGATCACTTCTATCAAAATCATCTAAATAAACAGACACTAGAGCATTGTATATACTCTCTTCAGCTTCATTAAATATATCCTTTACAGGTATTATATTTGTTAAAATTTCTTGATGCGATGGTGGGTTTTTAGGCCTGCCAATTTTACTCACTATTTTAATCCTCTCTCATATAAATTTCTAATGCTTTATCTAAATCATTGTTATTTTGTTCTATTAGTTGTTTTAATATCACTAAATCCTCAGGTGTTAAATCATAACTATAAAATTCTATATTCTGCCCACTAGTTAGCTCCATTTTCCTCTTGTTTCTCATTGTCTTACTAGTAAAAATATCATCAAACTCATCCAAATCACACTTCGACTCATTAGCCCATTTACATAATTCATCATCATCGGCCCTACAATACTTATTTGTTATTTCGTCGCCCAAAGAATTAAACTGTTTGAAATAAACAAGAAGAGTATTTGATATTTTATCCTTAGTCTCTATTTTATGCAACTGCCCGGTTTTAGACTCCGCTATAGCCCTTTTACTCTCCTCACTAAGTCTATAACCCACTGGTCTCCCTCTTTTTGCCATTAGTCTAGCACCTCCACTGAAGAGTATGTATTACACTTCGAACAAACCATACCAACACAGTCCTTTGGTGCAAAAACAACGTGACAACAATTCTCACACATAACAAGCACATATCTCTTATTTTTTTTAGGTTTTGAAAAAGTAAAAGGTAGGTTTTTATGATCATCTGCATACTTACTCTCTCTATGAATCCTTTCCCTGTGCTTACGCCAACCGTCTTCCGGTTCATACCTAGGCTTAGTTGACCCAGGACTTAATTCTGCCATTCCACACCTCCCTATTTATATATTCTACACCTATCTCCTGTAATCAACAGTAACACATCTTTTAGATGCTATATAATCACTTATATAAACACAATACTCTTCCTTTGTGTATTCACTAAGATCCTTAAGCCACGGCTTCTGCGACCAAAGACCATAATGAAAACCCACGCAACCTCTTATAATATTATAAGACTCGGTGGGTAATAACTGTGTTTCATTTTGTATACGTTGCACCAATCCAGCAGCTAATGCAGGATGGTTCTTAGTAGTATGTCCAGACCTTTCTTTACCTTGTTTAAGTAAATCATGGATTATACAAGCACTTAGTATCTCATCTCTATGCTCTTCGCACCCCATACCCCTACACAACTCATAAGCAGTAGTAAAAACTTTCTTTGTATGAATAATCGTACCATCCCAACTCAATTCATCAAGTGGATGATATTTACCAGTAGATGACGCTGGGCAATCTGTAAAAAAATATGATGGACATTCACCCAAACACAACTCAGTAAACATTCTTATATTATCATCCAAAATTAATTCCAACTGATCCTTAAACACTCCAAGCCTTTCCTCTCTAGGTACACTCATTTTAATACTCCTTTCTTTTTAATACGGATCTAAATTTAAATCGTCACTATCTATACGTATACGTTCCGCCCTTATAGAATTCCTATTAGGATTATACCCAGCCCTTGGCCACTTACCATTCCTATATCTTCTAGTAGAATTCCCTTCAAGCCAAGTTATATCACTAAACTTAGCACTCTTTACCGGTATCCTAGCTATAGTCCAACCCTCTCTATATTTAGTAAATTCCGGATTTATAAACTCTTCTATTGGTATAGGCATTAATCACGCTCCTTAAACTTATTCTGTTTTCTTGCCACCAAACTTATTTTTAGCATATTCCTTATCTACACTTGTAAAATTTTCCTGAGCACCCTCAATAGTTTCTTGGTTAGCCTGTACAAACCCCATAAGACTCATTACAAAATCAGGAACACCTTCACCTTCCCATTCATAACCAATATGCATATATTCTTTGTCACCTTTTTTAACAAGAATTCTTGCATTCTTATACCCATCTTTAGAAACCGACAAACCAAAATGCATAACCTCCTCTGCAACAATCTTAAAACTTACATCTTTTTGCTTAGCCATAACACTACCTCCTAAGTTTTTCTAGTTGTATTATTCCACTGGCAATATCACCAGCTAATTTTTTAAGATCTTCTAATGTACCTGAATTAGTAACTACAAAATCCACTTTATATGGTGCATCCAAACTTGTTTCAGAAGCATGTAATGAACCATGAACCTCTTCTGTATTTACCCTATTTATTCTTACATGGTAGCCACCACGCTCCAAAACTGGATCTACCTCATTTGGAAAACGAACATCAGTAATAATTACATCATCATACTTAGCATCAATCACATCAAACAACTTTTCAACCCAAAAATTAGAATGAAACCACCTCATGAGGTTTCCATAATGCTGCATCATTTCTCTAGCAGTCCAACAAGAATTTAAAGTAATACCATCTAATCCTTTTGGGTAACGCTTATCCTCTAATTCTTTATCACTACCCCACAACTGCTCCCAACTTAAATCAAAATCTTTTTGTAATCGATTTTTCAATTCATCAGCATAAGCCATTAATGTAAATACATGTCTCGTTCTGTTGTACATCTCTACTGCCAAAAAATCTGCAAATGTATTCTTACCAGACCTCGCCTTGCCTGACACCGCCACGATCATTTAAAAACACCTCCTTAAATCCTAAAATTCTTCAGCTTCCTAATACTACGATTAAGTTCAGACGTAAATTTATCTTTCTCTCTAGTCATTTTCCGTTCTAATACCCTTGAAGCATCACTTACAACACCACGATGTTCTTCATGTTTCTCCTCATCACTAAGTTGTATAAACTTTGCCAAATACAAGTGACAATTTTCTCTGCTTTCTTTAGAACATTTTCTATCATTATAACCACATAAACACTCAATATCTAACTCATCAAACTTTATCCATAACTTATCTTTATGTATCATTATCCATTAACCTTGTTGACCAGTCTTTTAATTTAATAGCACTATTTAATAAATTAAACTCAGCCAGCAATTTATCCTTATTTTCTAGCAAAGATATTATAGAAAACGAGCTATCGTTATTGTTTTTACATACACCAATCAGCCTATCAAGTATTCCTATTTTTTTATTCACTGTATTACGAAGCCTTATAGCACTAGACAAAGTAGTTGTAGAATTACCAATTTTTATTTCAACAGAATTATTAACTTTATCGATTGTAAATACATGCTGTTGAATTTCATCTATAAGTAAATAAATACTTGAAACGGTAGAATCTATATCAGAAGCATTTTTTTGATTACCCTCATTAGATGCCAAACAAACTAGATACTCCTCAAGCTCAAACACCCTTTTCTTTAAATCTTTTTTCTTTATTACTACTTCCGCCAACACCATTTAAAAACTCCTTATGCGACTGCTCTAATACACTCAACTAACTAATCCAAAAATGTTCCGCAATTTGAACAAAATTTAACACCTGATTTGGACTTTCTACCACAAGTTGAACATCTTACTTTTGACTTTACGGTTAAAGCCTTTTTTACTTTTTTTCCACCACTTTTAGTTCCTTTAAGCCTGAGAATTATTATCGACGAAGATTCTTCTAAATCATCTGTAGAACCATAAACAAAACCCTGGTTTATTTCTGACCCTTTAACAGTCAACCCCTCATCATCTGATGGTAAACAATTATCAACAGAAAAACTAGAAGTGTAAATCATGTTATCCGAACCTTTAAATGTTTTGGAATTGCAATAAAACGTACTATCATATCCATCTGTATATGTCCATAGTGTACTATTACATATACAAGGATGACTGTGACAAACCGAACATATTATATTACAATAAATCTTTCTACATTCCTCAACCTTTTTCCTCTCAAACCTAAATTCTACTCTGACTATACCATCATCTAAACGATCACCTCTATAATCAGATATTTCTTTAGTTTTTCGTATAAACTTGAACCGATTGGTTAAACTCATATGCTTCATAAAACCTTTTAGCTCAAGATTTGAATCAGGCTCTACAATAATGGAATTACCATCTAATACATCCTCACCATCAATACTAATACTAACAACAGCTTTTTTTGACTCTAAATTCTTCAATAAAATAGAATATTCTGAATCAAAAGGAAGTTTAACTACATCATCTATCTCCCTTAATACTTTATTGTTATATTTGATTACCGCTATAAATCTGTCTTTATACATCATTCTATCTTTCCTCCTCTTATTAAAGACCACTGACTAATGTCTTGTATTTTTAAAGTCAGTTGAGGCAGACACAGAGCAATCGCTTTTTTATTCTTCTTCAGTCATATCTTCTGATGGCCCTTCAGGTATTTCTTCACCCTCAGCCAACATTACATTAGTAGCTTGTTTGCCCTTATCAGTATCCTTTATTTCAAATGTAACATTTTGCCCTGCCTTCAATGTTTTATACCCTTCCATTATGATGCTAGAAAAATGACAAAAGTACTCGCCATTATCACTAACACCGTCTTTAAGCAAAAAACCATACCCTCTATTGTTGCTAAACCATTTTACAATACCATTAATTCTGCTGCTCATAATACTTTTTACCTCCAAAAAAAAATTAGATGGCATACAGACTAAACAAATAATCCATAGTGACATCTTTATAGTTGTGATTTTTATCTTTAAGTTTAAGACGTTTTAAATTATCACCTTCCCTATAATCAACATGTATCCAACCATGTGGAAAATATTCTGCAATTAAATTTCTAAACTCTAAATGATCATAAATATACTTCACTACATCAATCAATTCCACATCGCAAGAAACAGGTTCAATATCTGAAGCTTCGCCCTTACAGTGATTACTATAAACACTACCACCGATAGCAGTATTCAACTCGGGGGATCTATACCCTGAAGCTATCCTTAAAGACCCAAACCTATTCCTAACAGGCTGAAGAATTCTTACCGCCAAAACTTCTATTCTTTTCCACTGTTCATCATCAGGTCTATTTCTTAAATGCAGTCTAGAAGCTACATGTGATCTTATAAATTCACCATACCTAAAGTTAGATGCTCCTGGAATCTTACTCTTTAAATCCCTCATTCAACAAAACCCCCTAAGAAACAGTAGTCATTCCCCATTTACTATAAACAACCAATTTAGTATATGTTGGCCAATTTTGTGCAAAGTGTGATCCAGATATTGTTTGTCCCCAAACAATACCATTAAATATTTCTTCCTCGCGAACTAAATTATCTGAACCATCATAATACTTTTTAACCACAGGATTAAACCCTTCGCTTCCCCTAGAAGCTGTACTTTTTATTCTCTTTTCATACGTTTTTGGCATAATTACCACCTCTTACTATAATTGAGCGCCCAACAACGCGCCTGTAGCAACAGCTGTCATTGGATCTTCAGCTCTTCTTACTTCTTTTATATCTATTGGAAACGAAACACTTTCCAAACAAGTATTAAATTTATCAACAAACCCACCAGCCAATGTTAACCCACCTGATACAATAATAGGAACTGAATTCCTAAAAACAGGAAGATCTTTTTTTCTTTTGTCTAATTCAAACGAAATATTTCTCAACGTATAATTTATAAGTGTATTATAATAAACAGAAACAGCCTCTTCTATTTTATTCTTTGTATTAAATAAGTCTATACCAGCCTCTTTCTCCAACTGAACTAAACTCGGAGATATATCAAGAGCATTACCAACTGCATGATCTATATAATCACCAGCACGAGTTAAACTAAACTCCACAAGAGGGTCACCCTGATGTATTACAGCAACATTTACCATGCCTGCACCATAACTCAAACAAACACCCGTCAAACCATCATCCAACAACTCCGACAAAGATATAGCAAAAGCCTCATTTATCGGATAAGAATCATACCCCATTTCCCTAAGATATGTCTTCAACATTTCTGTGTGATATACAATATCAAAATGACCATCTACGGGCCGTGCGGGGACAGAAAACACAACCTTCTCATCTTTCTCGCCCCTGCCTACTAAACTTTCTATAATTAATTTTAACATAGGAAGTGAGTCTTTCTCACGTGGTGATAACACGCCTCTTCTCATTGGTCTTTTAGCTACATCATTTCTCTCTATAGCTATTTCAAGGGCGTCCTCACCAACCACAACAAAACTACCACTCTGATCAATTATAAAATTTACACCACGCTTCTCAAGTGACGTTCTTATACTATTCTCATTGACGGAAGACTTTGGTGTGATTTTATAAAACGCATCACGTTGCTTCTTGTAATTAATAACACCCTCTTTATCTTCGTAGGAAACTACCAACATGTTTGTACCAACATCTAATCCTTTATTATGACTCATAAAACCAATCCCCCTTATTTAGGGAAGCCTCCTCCCATTAAATCTTTAAGTTTATTAACCTTTTTATCTATCTTTTCTTTTTTTCCAATATCTGTATCCATATACTTAATATGAGACTCAAACCCTTCGCCAGAACCACTCTCCAATGGATCAACAAACACATCTTCCATATTTGGCCTGTCTAAATCATCAACACCTATTTTTTCCAAAGATACTGCTTCGGTCAAGCTGTCAAGCTTTTTTGTATAGTCCTCTAACATCTTCTGTATAACACTATCTTTTTCCATACGAAAAGATTCTAATTTTTCTTCTTTTTCGACTATTTTATCTTCTGCAAGTTTCAACTTATCCTCAAGTATATTAATTTTGTTGTTGTATTCTTCCTCTAACTTTTTTCTAATACCGGACAAATTTATATCAAATCTTGCTTTTTGTTTATCATTTACAATATTTAATTCTGATTCAAGTTTAATTATTTTTTCGTTCAGAACTTTTTTAGAAGTATTTACATCTTTTAAAAGTTTTTCATAATGTTTCTTAGTTTCATCTATAGCATTTTTGACTTCTTTTCGTATTTTAGCATCTATTTTTTCTGGAGACAAACCACCTGTACTACCTTTAAAATGTTTTTTAAAATCCTCTAATTGTGCCTTCAACTCAGAAACCAAAACATCATTTGTATTAAATTGTCTACGACGCACATCGGCAGGACTAGACATAGTAGTCTGCCTGCCGGGTTTTCCTTTAATTTCTTTTCTATAATCCATTAAATCATAAACCCCCTACCGAGTTTCTTGTACTGAATCTATTAAACCATAATCAACAGCTTCTTCTGCTGTTAGATAATAATCTCTTTCCATATCTCCCTTTATCCTATCAAGTGTATTTCCAGTCATTTCTTGATAGTGTTTTGCCATTCTTTCCTTCAACTTAAGTGCCTGTTTCAGAGTTATCTCTATATCAGTAGCTGTACCCTGCGCGCCACCTCTAAGCTCATGAACCATAATTTCTGTATTAGGCAACGCATAACGCTTACCCTTTGTTCCAGCAGCAAGAATAAAACTACCAGCACTCATAACGTGACCAAACCCTATAGTAGTAATTTCAGGTTTTATATACCGCATAGTATCATAAATAGCAAACATAGAAGTCAAATTTCCGCCAGGAGAATTTATATATAAATAAATATCCTTGACTGGGCTATCAGACTCCAAATACAACAACTGAGCTACCACAGAATTGGCAAGATTACTATCAAAAGGCTGACCAATAAACACAATTCTGTCCTTTAAAAGTCTTGAATAAAGATCATACATCCTTTCCTGGTCTTTCTCATTCTTTTCAATAACATATGGTACTCCCATCATATTAAACTCCTTTCCTTTACCTGAAAAATTCTAAAAAATTAACCTTTAATCCTATTCACCAATAAATCGTGGTCCTCTATTTATACAGAGGTTAGTTTATTCACTTAAATATAATATAAGCATTATTCAGTATTTGTCAAGTTTTTTTACCTATCATGCAAAATTCTAGGATCGTGATATTCAATAAGCCTTTCTACATCCTTCATTTCAATCTTAGGTATCTCCATTTCTTCAAACAACAACTGATGTACATCATCTCTATTTATATAATCATTTATTAATTTACCATGATTATCCTGATTAAATATTAAATCATACAATTCTGGTCTTTCAGTAGCTGGCAAACAACTTAAAAACTCAATAGTAGTATTTTTCAACCGGCCTGTCTGTAAATAATCAATAGCTGCCATTTCTTTTACTCGATATTTCCACATTTCAGTTTCAAGTTCTCTTCTTATCTCAGGTGTAATTTCACCTATTTTTTCTTTAAGTGTTTCCGCTTGCTGATAAAAACGAACAAACTCCCTATAAGTATCATTCAAAGCTCGGTCATTTTCCTCAGAAATAAGATATTTATGCTTAAGTTTCAATTCCGTTTCTTCACGCTCAAATTCATCTAAACTAGCATGTTCAAGCTTGTGCTCAAGTTTTCTAATCTCTATATCCATAGCTTTCTGACCATTATCACCATAAACAAGTTCCCTAAGTCCTCTAAATCTTTTATAAAGCTCACGCAAGGATTGTTTATACTGTCCATAAGTCGTGCCACCTGCTCTTGCGGTTACAAAATAATCATCTTGAAAATCACTCATTCCTGTTTGGTGATCATTTAACAATGTTTCTAAATTTTTTAAATCCATTCCAATAATACCCCTTCTATTTTATTTTTTTTCTATACTATAGATGCTACAAAAAACTTCTTGTCAGTGATAGTATTAGTCTGCGTCATGGAATTTATTATTTATAAGCTGAAGCAAGAATTTAAAATCAACTAAATCTAAATCTTGTGAACAATTAACTGTTTCTATTGATTGTGTAACCGAATTATAGATAAATGAGGTATGAATACTATTCCAAATTGTACAGAAATTATACATAAAACCAGTAGAATTAGTTATAACTAACTGACTAGCAGCAACATATTCACTAGAATCCATTCCAATCATATACTAAATTTTCCTTTAGCAGAATTTATTAAAAATCTTTTGCTACAGTAGGGTCTTTTTTAGAGCCTACAGTATCTATTTAAGAACTCTATTCCCTTTTCTATTATATGCGCTCGATTCGAGCAGTTTGGACCGCTCATATCGAGCAGTTTGGACCGCTCGATTCGAGCAGTTTGTGAAAACCAATTATATCATCTACACCGTATGTTTCTATCAAACTTGTGTTGTCTATATAGTAATATTCCTTATATTCTTTACCTGATAATGAATTATGTATTCCAAATACAAAAACATGTTGTGGTCTTCCTTGCCTCGTATAGATTTTTTCCAGTTTAAACACTTTTTCTTTTTCTAGCTCTTTAATCCATTTTCTTATTAAACAAGTACTTTTATAATTAAAACAATTTGCTAAATACCTGGTAGATCTAGATGCTGCTAAATAACTTTTTTTCCAGTAATTTTTGTATAAGCCCAAATCACCTGTAAACGGTTCTCTAACTATTGATACTCTTATTAACATATTTAATACATATTTACACCTATTTCTTCTTAAAAATTCCTTGTCAGCTAATAAATCAAAATTTGTTTTTACAAATTTGTCGTCATTCTTATTG